TTATATTTTTTATTTTTTCTTTGGGTTTATTACCTTTAATTTTATCATAATGCAGCAACAAGTGAACAACATAGAAAAGAAAGTAGATAAGCTTTATGAAGCTATGATAGGTGATGAATTTAGAGAAGGTATAGTTGGTGAAGTAAAAAAGAATACAAAACATAGAAAAGATAGTATTAAAGCAAATGGTTTTATAGCTGGTGCTTCTATTATTTTTGGTGGTTTACTTGGTAAATTTTGGGATAAAGTAATACATATATTTTAATGGAATTTTTAAAGAAACATATAATAACATTAGTTCTAGTTGTTTTAGGTGCTATTGGTACTTTTACTTGGAACTTGATCCAAAAAGGTGGTGAAGCTGAAATAAATGAAAAGATAGATTCAAGGATAAACTCTAAAATTCAAGATGGTAAATTAGTTCAAGTACTTTTACAGTCTAAAGAAATTAGTAAATTCACTAAGCAAGCTGGAGAAGATATAAGAAATGAAGTTATTAAAGATGTGATGCGAAAAGATACTAATAAAGTATCATTAAGGGCTATAATCGGAAAGGGTACAAAGTTAAGGGATGAAGATGTACCACAAGCAATAATTAATTTAATTAATGATTATAATAATGGTTCTTTACATTGCAAACGAATCAGAACATTAGATAGAATATGAAACTAAGCAAAAACTTATCTTTATCAGAATTAACTAAAAGTAATACAGCTACAAGAAAGGGTATTTCTAACAATCCAACACATGAACACTTGGACAACTTAGTTAAACTTGCTGCAAATATATTCCAGCCTATTAGGGATAATTTTAATACTTCTATAGGTATTTCTAGTGGTTATCGGAGCAAAGAATTAAATAATATTATAGGTGGTTCTTCTTATAGTCAGCATTGCAAAGGTGAAGCTTTAGATTTAGATGCTGATATTTATGGCGGTTGTACTAATGCTGAAATATTTAATTTCATTAAAGATAATTTAGTTTTTGACCAATTAATTTGGGAGTTTGGAACGGATGACAATCCTAACTGGGTTCATGTTTCTTATAGTGATAAAGATGATAATAGAATGATGATTTTAAAAGCTGATAAAGTTAAAGGTAGAACAAGATACACTAGGATAGATGGGTAAATACAAAGAAGAACATGGTAAAACCAGAGTAGGTAACTTTTTAAAGAATACAGCACCACACATACTAGATATTATTGGCGATGTACTTCCAGATAGTGGTGCTTTAGGTATTGTGAAGAACTTAATTGATAAAGATGATACATTAAGCCCACAACAAAAAGCAGAAGCTATAAACCTACTTAAAATAGATTTAGAAAATACTAAAGATGCTAGAGATTTACAAAAAATTGCTTTACAACAAGATGATTTATTTAGTAAAAGGTTTGTTTATTATTTGGCTACTTTTTGGTCTGTTATTGGTGCAAGTTATTTATTCTTTGCTACTTTCACTACTGTAGTGAATCCTAAAATGGCTGATACTGTTTTAGGCTTCTTATTAGGAACTATTGTAGCAACTATTATAAACTTCTTTTTTGGTTCAAGTCAAGGATCAAAAGACAAAGCTAATGAACTTTTAAAAAGGTAAGTTTAAATCATTCAAGCCTTTAACACACATTTTTTGTCCTCCTATATTTAATTTTCTATATTTTTTAGATTGGTTTATTCCATTTGGGCTTTTATTTTCACTTCTAGCCATTTCTGAAATAGTTTTTATTCCAGTTTCATGTGCTGTTAGTTCTAAAATTGCAACCAAAGTTTCTAAATCTTTAATTTGGTTTATTTCTGTAAGTAGTTGTGTTTTAGTCATTTCAATAGTTATAAATTTGTAATTGTATTTATTAGGTTGTTAGCATTAATATTAGCTTTGTGGTATATTTTTAAATATGTGTGCTATAACGTCAGCAGTCCAGCCATCACCTAAAATACAAGCTGCTTCATTTTGTGTTAGTCCGTCTGTATATCCTTTTGGTATTGTTTGGCAACTCTCACGCTCTGTGTTGTTCATATATCTTACACCATCATAAATGCTTAAATCCATTCCAACTATTAAAGAGTCAATTTCTTTTGCGCTTTTACCTTTAAAATTATTATCAAAATGCTCTTTTAGTCTATCAAAATGCTCTTTACTTTTAAAAATCAAAGTTGTAAACCCAGTATTAAAATATCTATGGCACATTTTTATAGGTGTTGCAAGTGGTCTTGAATCACTCTCTAATAATGTTCTTGCTTTTAATCTGTCAGAATATCCGTTAACTAAATAATCATTAAGCTCTAATTTTAAGTTCCCCGGTTGCTCTATGTTCGGTATATTAGTCCAATACAATCTATGTCTTAAATGTGGTGCTATTAATTCTGAGTTAATAATTATTGGTTCACATCCTAAAATCTCACTTATAAAATTTTGGTGTTCTTTTTTCATTCTTACGTTTTCAAGTAAAAAATACTTTGGGTTTGTTTCTTCCAATAATCTTACGTATTCAAAAAACAAACCACTTTTTATTCCCTCAACTCCAAGCCTTTCTTTATTAGCTCCACTAAAATCTTGGCAAGGGCTTCCACCTATTAATAAATCAATTTTTGGTAAGTCACCACCTTTTATTTTTGTAATATCTCCAAGCCTGTTACTTTTATCTTGTGGGTAGTTCTTATTAGCTATTTTTATAGCGTAATCTTTAATTTCACTACTAAAGTAATTTACAGTTTTAATATTCGCTTTTTCAAGTGCAATTCTTCCGCAACTCATTCCATCAAATAAACTTAATACATTCATAATCTTTTGTTTTTAATTTTGTTTTTACTATTAATTCCATACTAATGCTAACACTTTTTATATGTCATGGCAAAAAAGCCAAGCCACATACAATAAACGTTAGCCACAATACACAAACAGCTTTTCTGTCGGCTTAGTTTTGTGCTTTGCATTCATATTAGTTGGTAGTTCTACGCTATGTAGCATTTCAAAGTCTTTAGGTGCATTATATTCGCTTACAAAAACTTTGTGTCCTTCTTTTGTTTTAACCCTACACCATTCCCAAAACTCAACATGGTTAAATTTATCTTTATATCCTGCAACACCTTCATAGGGTGGGTCGCAATATATTATACTATTACTTGGTAAAATCAATTCGTCATAAGAACCGCTAAACACTAAAGCCCCTTGCAACTCCGCTATTTGTTTAATTAGGTTTTTTCTTCCTTCCATTGCGTAGTTAGTCCCTCTTTTGTTTCTAGCATAAGTTCCAAACCATGTACTTCCAAAAGTTAAAGCAACACCACAAAAACCCACTAATTCTTTTGGGTAGTTACTTTTATTACTCTTAATGTTATTATACTGTTCTTCTGTAACTTCATTAGGCGGTTGCCAATTTCTATTTATTAAAGCGTCCCACATTTCTGCAACGTATTCGTTAAAATCGTTTGCAATTCTATTTCCAGTTACCTTGCAAATCATATTCATTCCACCTGCAAATGGTTCAATATAATACTGTTCTTCTTTTCTATCTTTTAGTATTATTGGTAATAATTCTTTTGTAAGTCTTCTCTTACTTCCCATATATTTCATAATCTATTTATTTTAATTCGTTAATAGTACTGTGGCTAACACTAAATATATGGCATAGAAAAAACGCCACATATTTTAAACGTTGTAGGCAATTATGCTTTAATCATAAATACGTCATTACAATCTTTGCACCTAACCCATCCTTTAATCTCTGGCTCTGTATTTTTACAACCACATAACTGTTCGCTTTGCCCTACAACATCAGGTATAGCAAATAATTTTATTATACTTTGTGCTAAATTATCATACTCGCTATCTGCAATACATCCCTCTAAGCTTTCAGTCACTATTCTTGAATCTTCGTAGCTTCTTATTATCTTTAATAATTCTTTTTTCTTGTTCATAATCTTTTGTGTTTTAAATCCATAAAATTAAATGCCATACCCAAACCGTTATCTGATGCAAATATATAAATTTATAACTACTTACAAAATTATAATAAACTTATTTTTAAAAATTGTTGTATATTTACATAATTCTAAATTAGACTTATGAACACAGCAAGAGGTAGTAAATTAAGTAAGAAGAAAAAACAAAGGTTAATAGACTTGTATTCCAGCGAAAGACCTAAAAAAGAAGTTCAAGAAATTTTATCTAAAGAATTTAATGTTAGTGAAAGACTAATAAGAGTTTATGCTAAAGAGTTTGGTTTGAATGTTTTGCGTAAAAACATTATTACTGAAAAGGTAATGGTTTATGACATTGAAACAAGCAGGGTAAAAGTAGATGCTTGGTGGACTGGTAAACAATATATAAATCATAAACAACTAAGAAGCGAACCGACTATTATTAGTATTGCTTGGAAATGGATCGGAAAAGATGAAGTTTATTCTTTGACTTGGGACAAAAACCATTGTGATAAATCAATGATGAAGAAGTTTTTAAAAGAATACAATAAAGCTTCTATGGTTGTAGGTCAAAATAATAATTCTTTTGATAATAAGTGGATTAATACAAGGGCTGCAAAACATTGCTTACATGTAGATAGATTTGTTAAAAGTTTTGATATTTACAGAATGGCTAAAAGGTATTTTAGAATACCATCCTATTCAATGGCTTATATGGCTAAATATTTTGGATTAACACTTAAACAATCTCATGAAGGAATGCATATGTGGGACATGATAGAATATGGAACGCCAGAAGAAAAGAAAGAATACCTACAAAAGATGGTAGATTATAATGTTGGTGATATTGTAACTACTGAAGAACTTTATTTAACTTTAAAACCTTACTTTGCAGCAGTTACAAATGAATCTGTAAAAATGGGATTACCTAAATGGGGTTGTCCAGTTTCTGGATCATTAAATGTTAAGTTATTAAAAACAATATTTACTGAACAAGGAACTGTACAAAGAATATTATATTGCGAAGAAAGTGAACACCAATTTAAAGTAAATAATAGAACATACATGGACTTTCTACAGCGTGGAATGTCAAAATACTGGGAAGAATGAAAGCAAGCGAAGAAAACAAAGATAAATACATGAAAGGAGAAACACCTTCTTATTATTTGGGTAAATACAAATCTATTAAAGCAATAGATGTAATATTTGATTTTGAGCTTTCACATTGCAAAGCTTCAGCATTAGAATATATTTTAAGAAGTGGTAAGAAGGATGATGAAAAGCAAGATATAAAGAAAGCTATTAATCATTTACAAATGTATCTGGACCATCTAAATGAGATTTAAAGCTTATGTACCCTACAGCCAAATAGATATAGATATAATTGAATCTATTGGTGGACAATTCCAAGAATTTTATCCTACAGTAGCAGTATTAAGGGAAGAAGAACCTTTTGCAGACTATACACTTATAGAAGTAGATGGTTTATCTATTCAATTAGATTGTGGTGAATGGTTATCTATGGATTCTATCAGTTTAAACTAATAAACAAAACTTTTTTTAAAATTATTATAGTATACAGATACTATAAACAATACATTATCAAAAATAATTAAGTTTTTCTATTGTGATGTCATAAAGATGTCATATATTTGTAGTCTAATAATTAAAACAAATAAATATGATAAGGTTTACTTTAAGAATTTATGATAAATTACTTCATAAGAAATTTAATGAATTGGCAAGAAAGAATAATAGGAGTTTTAACTCTGAAGTTTTGGAAGCAATGAAACAAAGACTTGATAAAAAATGAAAACATACATTCTATATAATATTGACTATAATTTATTTAAAATAGGTGTTTCTAAAAATGTCAAAAGGAGAGTTGCTGCAATTAATATTAAACACAAGTCTACTAAATTGATATGTACTATAAATTATAACCTCGAAAATCATCTTCACTACATCTATAGCAAATCAAATATTAATGTTTATAATGAAAGGGAATGGTTCTATTTAGATGATTTAGACCTTGATTTTTTACTAAAACTATCAAGGCTAGATGATTATAAGCTTGATATGGTGAGCAAAGTTTTTACACAAGAAAGATTGTTGGATTCTAAAAATTTAGATGTTGTAAATAAGAATATAAGAGCAGCACAAAATAAACTTAAATCAATTAATGATAGAATTAACAAATTGATTATTGATAAAAGAAAAATTAATTATAAAAGAAGAATTATAATGATGAAAAAGTTTAGACTAATGAGTATAATTAACATTTAAACAACTTAATATAAATGACTAGATTAGAAATAGACCACCAGCAAGAATACCAAACTAGAGTATTTTATTTTAAAACTGATTTTAAAGGAACTATACACTATCCAACTAACATTAATTTTAATCATAATCTATTTGTAGGAACACAAGAAGAATATGATAACATTTGCAAAGAATATCTATATGGCAAAGAGGATGAATTTAAGATAATAGGAGTGCATAGATTTGATACTTACGAAGAACATAGAAAAATATTTAAAACACCAAGATAATGGAAAAAGAAGAACTAAACTATTCAATTCAAACTGCTTTAAGATGTGAATTTGATTTAAGCTATAAAGAGCGAATGATTCAAATTTACAAAACATCTAAGGCTTTAGGATATGAAGAACAAGCTTTTGAAATGAAGCAAGATATTGAACATGATTATAATTTAATAATAGATTAAGATGGATTTAGAAAAACTAAAAGAAGAAATACCTTTTAAATGGAGGGTTCAAAGTGCTA